GAGATTGTTGTGAAAGACAAAAACGTTTTGGTGCAACAAGATGAAAACCACGAAGTTGGTAACACACGAACCACATTTATCTTGAGAGATGATGTCACTTCGGTTGCAAATGATTGTATCACAACGATTGGTGATCGATTGTTGATGGGTGTTGGAAATAATGCAAATATCAATGTTCGTAATGGTATAACAATTAACACGGGAAATGCGGGTGTTACCATTACAAAAGGATCATTGCACGTTGATGGTGATATCACGTCCAGCAAAGGATATGACGGCACGGTAACGGTAGGTAATAGAGTTCTTACTATTGCTGGTGGATTGATTACTGAAGTGGATAAAAGTTAAGGAGAATTTGAATGGCATTTCCAACAGATCGTGTAAATAGAATGGCAGATCAACTTGAAGAGATCACTGACTGTGAAGCACTTTTGTTGTTGATTGATGAGTTTATTGATGAATTCACTAAAATGATTGATGACTTCATTCAGGAACAGTTGGAAATATTGAAGGAAGAATTGCCTTTACTGGATGTTCCAACATCGATCACACAAATTATCAGTTGGATTAAGAAGTTTGTTCTTGGTAGAATTTTGCCAAGACTGCGAGCATATATTAAATTGATTAAAAAAATTGCAGAGTTTACATTCGCACTTCAAAGACTATTGGAAGTTGTTCAATCAATTCCCGAAAAGGTTGAGAGATGTGCAGGTGAGGTCGAACAAGATTTGGTCACATCACTTGAACGGAGAGTTCAGGGTGCAATCACATCAGTCACTGCACCAATCGATGATACTTTGGCAGAGGTTGAAGGTCTTCAAAATCAACTTGAAAATATTCTCGAAAATCCACTGGAAGAAAGAATTGTAACTGATTCATTGGATGGATTTCTCGCATCGGTTGATTCTGCAGAACAAGCAATTCAAGGTCAATTGGACACAGCAATTAACGAACCCCTACCAGAACCAGAAGCAAATACTGCATAAGGTATAAATAGAAAGATGAGCGCACGTAAAGCAACCAAATACGAAGAGTTTCAACAAACGGGAACGAACACTGATGTATACAGTGATTTCGATGGTGTCTTTTTGCCTCATCCATTTACGGGTCAAATTACACGAAGAAAAAACGTAGACTCGGTAAAGATGGCCATTCGCAATTTAGTTTTAACGAATAAATATGAACGATTGCGCAATCCAGAATTTGGTAGTAATATTCGTCGTTATTTGTTTGAAAACTTTTCACCAAATACGTCAGATGAGATTGAAGAACACATTCAATTTTTGGTTGACAACTATGAACCAAGAGTCAGATTAATTGATGTGAATGTTACAAATGATGAAGAAAACAATGCACTCAATATTCGTATTTTGTTTGCTATTAATTTGACACAAGAGAATCAAGAAGTCGAACTTACACTTTACAGAGTTAGATAAAAATGGCAGAGAATTCCAGCAGAGACCTCACAACTCTTGATTTTGAAACCGTCAAGGACAATCTCAAAGAGTATCTAAAAGCACAAGATATCTTCAAAGACTATGACTTTGAGGCATCGAACATCAACGTCCTTCTTGATGTCTTGGCGTATAACACCAACATCAACTCATTCTATTTGAATATGATTTCGAATGAGATGTTTCTTGATAGTGCGCTTCTAAGAGATTCGGTTGCATCACACGCAAAAGAATTGAATTATTTACCTCGTTCATTTCGATCTGCTGTTGCTGATGTTGATATTACTTTACAATCTAATCGGTCATCTGTTGTTATACCCCGTGGTACTACGTTTACAGGAACCGTTGGTAACAGNAACTTTACATTCACGACTGCTGAAAATATCAATGTTGGTGGAACAGATGGTGTATTTGTTGCGAACAACGTGTTACTTTATGAGGGTGACTACTCACAAGACTCTTATGTCGTTGATTACGAAAATCCTGTCAAATATAAGATCACCAGTAAAACGGTAGACACTAATAGTATTGCTGTTTCGGTAATTGAAGATAATGGTGAAAATATTTTAACATATCAACGTTCTGAAACACTCTTTGATCTTGATTCACAGTCACAAGTATTTTTCATTCAACCAAGTGACAATGAAACGTATGAAATTGTTTTTGGTGATGGTGTCATTGGTCGAAGACCCAAAAATCGTTCAGCGGTTATTATTCAATATAGATCTTGTAATGGTGAGTTGCCGAACGGTGTGAGAACATTTATTGCTGATGGTGATATTGCTGGATCATCAAACATTACAGTCACCACTAATTCTCCCGCGAGTGGCGGCGCGATTCCTGAGTCAATTGAATCAATCAAACAAAACGCACCGAGAGCATTCACCACACAAGAACGCGTTGTGACTACTGACGATTACGAAACACTTCTCAAAACTAATTTCTCAGAAGTAAATGCGGTATCAGCATACGGTGGAGAAGAGGCAGTGCCACCGCAATTTGGTAAAGTAATCATTGCGGTTGATTTGAAAACTACGGATGAGTTGCCGCCATCACGTAGAACTGCATATCGAAACTTTATCAAACCAAGAAGTCCCCTGTCGATCGACCCAGTTTTTGTTAGTCCCGATTTCACTTATGTTCAGGTCAATACTAACGCCAAATATAACATTAACGAAACGTCTTTGAGTCAAAGTGATATTGAGTCAATTGTTGCATCAGCAATTCAAAATTTCAACATTGTTAATTTGAATGGATTCAACAAAACACTCTTTTANAGTAATCTTGTTTCATCGATTGATGAATCACAGGCAGCAATCGTCAGTAATGATACTGAGTTGTTTGCGGTCAAACTATTTGAACCCTTCGTTGGTCAGTCAAGAAACTATGACATTGACTTTGGTATGTCTTTGAATGANATCATTGGTCAGTTAGCAGAGACAAGACCAAATAATGAGATTTCAGTTCTTCGTTCAACACCATTCTTCTTCAACGGAGTTGAATGTTTTCTTGAAGATGATGGAAATGGATTGATGAGAATTATGACGAATCAACAAGAAGCAAGAAGTCTGATTCGTGAAATTGGTACAGTTGATTATCAATCTGGTTTGGTCAAACTAGAAAACTTTCGACCACAATCAATNATTGGAGAACAGATTGAACTNCGTGCGCGCACATTGGAACGTGACATTACATCACAACGNCGCACAATTTTGAGTATTCGTGACGTGGATATTAATGTAAGTGTTGAACAGGTTCGNTTGTAATGCTTTCAATTGAAAAGAAAATTGCGCCTTTATTGCAGAGTCAATTTCCTGGNTTTTATCAGGAAGAAGGCCAATTATTCATAGCGTTTATGAAAGCGTATTATGAGTGGATGGAAAATTACACTCAGGTNCTCTTTCTTCAAGATGCTACAGAATTCAATGTTGGTGATACTGTCACACAGGTTGATACCACCGGAACAATTCTTTCTAAGACTGGTAATCAGGTTTTAGTTGAGGTTGATGGTTTCAATGTCTTTCGTTGTAACATTAATTGCGACACACTCAATCCGTTAGTCAGTTCATCTGGCGCGCAAACTTTTATTGAGTCGAACGAAGACTTCAGTCCTTTGTTTTGGTCACGACATCTTCCTGAGATTCGTGACATTGATAATACTCTCGATCGATTCATTCTTCAGTTTAAGAATAAGTATCTCCCCAACATTCAGTTTGTTACTGCATCAAGTAAAGAACTGTTTATCAAAAACTCACTTGACTTTTATCGCGCGAAAGGGACTGAACGTGCAGTTGATCTGTTTTTCAAACTCATCCACGGTTTTGAAGCAAAAGTCTATTATCCCGGTGATGATCTTTTCCGACCATCTGATAACGAGTGGGTNNATGTTCGTTATCTTGAGATCGAACCAAAAGATACAAATGTCAATATGGTCGGTCAGGTCGTACACGGCACATTGTCTGATGCATCGGGGTTTGCNGAAAGACTTGTCCGTGTCAAGAAAGAAGGNCGATTCATTAATGTTCTNTATCTNTCAAACTTGGAAGGCAACTTTCAGACTGGTGAGAACGTATTCACAAAAGATCTTGAGAACAANGTTACCGCAAAAATGTTTGGTTCTCTTACCTCATTGGAAATTCTTGTTAGTGACGATGGGTTTGAGGTTGGTGAAGATCTATTCATTGAAGATGGTCGAGGCAAACAAGGTCGTGCGCGCGTAGGCGCAACAACAACATTTATTGGTGCAATTGATTTTGAACTCACTGAAGGTGGATGGGGATACACAGAAGACGCTGAGGTACTTGGATCTGATCGAGTGATTCAGGTCAGTAATGTAAATAACTCAAANACNNANTACTANAATCTCAATACTACATTTGAACAGTTTGAGACCGTTCAACAAAACCTGTTNAAACTCGAAATTGCAAATGCAGATTTTGAAATCACTGTAAATGCAATTGCATATGATGATACTGCGAATGTTGTCGCAGAAGGTCCAATTGTTTTTTCTAATTCATCATCGATTATTATCAATTTTGATTCAGATACTGCTGATGC